ATAGCAGCCACATTTCAAAGAGCTGGTCTGTCTATGGATAGATTTGATGAGTTTATCACTTCAGAGGCAGACGTTGTTAGATTATTAAATCAAATCGCGGCATTTGAAAAAAAGAATCTAGCAGATAATATCAGAAGCGGAATCACAAACACGGAGTCGGCAAAAGTATTTGATCTAAAAGGTAAAGAGATACCAAGAGGATCTAAGATCATGGGTGGTAAAGAAGTTAAAGGAACTTCAGATCGTGATAGAGTAAGAAATGAAATGAAAGAGAAATATGGTTTCACAGATGAAAGACTTGATGAGATTGAAAAAACTCCAATAGATGAAGAAATGGCAGATAGGTTAATAGCAGAAACAGATCTACCACCACCAGGAAGCAGAGGTGGTCCCGATGATATCGCGGCACCGGTGCAGTCTTCAGAAGAGACGTTGAAAAATATGATCATGGCGGAGAATAAAAAGAATATCGCCAAGATGAGACAGAGAAAGATGTTGGACGAGGCGATCGATGATGCATCACCAGGATTCTCTGGTGACAGGAAAGTTGATGCGGAACTTGTTGCAGAGAATCTGGCGGAACGTATGGGCATGGTCTATGATGACCTGCCAACAAAGGAGAGAATAAAATTATATGATGAGGCTCTTACTGGTCTGTCCAAGAAAAAACCTGATCCGGAAGATTTTGCAAAAGGTGGTATAGCACGTATCGGTCTAAAAGACGGTATGAACAGAAGAACGTTTATGAAAATATTTACTGGTCTTGTATCTCTTCCTATCATAGGTAAAGTTTTAAAACCATTAAAGGTTGGTAAGACAGTCAGTAAAGTTCCGATAATCAAAACAGATAACGTGCCTGGTAAACCAGAGTGGTTTGATCAGTTGGTCAACAAGGTCATACTCGAGGGAGATGATGTCACGAAAAGATTCGCAACCAAAGAACGTGAGATTGTTCACACAAAAGATCTTGGTGACGGCACGACTGTAAGAGTCACACAGGATATGGATGAGGGAGCTGTAAGGGTCGAGTACGATAGTCTAGATAATGTTTTTGAGGACACAGTGCAAATGCAATATAAAAAACCACTACCTGATGAGGGTGATCCAAGACCAACAGCAGAGTTTACCACAGCAGAGTCGGGTCCGGTTGGAAGACAATCAGGTCCTGATGATTATGATATAGATGTGGACGAGGTCGGCGGTACGAGTATCAGTGATCTTGATTCTGATGTATCAAAACTGAAAGAATATGCGACAGGTCAAAAACCAACGATGAAAGAACTCGTGCAAAACATTAAAAGAAAAGATAAGGCTAATAGAATAACGACAGATACCGAAGCTCAATCAGATGCAATAATTAGAAGACAGGGTGAGATGCTTGATTATGATCCAGAGCCGGACTTCGCATCAGGCGGTCTTGCTGGAATGTTAGGAGAGTAATGACTCCAAAAGAATACAAACAGATGATGGACTACCTGACCCGATCAGGTATCAAAGATCAGATTAAGTTCGCATCAGAGATCGCGATACCAGATCCAAAACCAGCTGTTAAAGAGATAGAATTATTCAACGAGTTTAACAGACGTAATCCAATGGCTGCTGGTGGTCGAACTGGTTTTGCCAAGGGACCTCCTAAAGAAATGGTAGATGAATTAAATAGAATTAAATTAAAAACAAAACCTTTAAACAAATCAGAAAAATTAAAACTATACAAGTCTTACGATGATTTATTTAGACAAGAGTATAAAAGATTAATGACATTAGGTGATCCTTTTTCAAAAACAGATTTAAATAGAGCTGTAATAAACAGAATTGCAAATGAAAATTCTACAATTAATTTAAGAGAAGGTATTGGTTTAGATAAAATACCTGGAGGTGGTAATGAAGAGAGTAAAACTTTATTTGAAAGATATGATAAAACCTCTGCACGAGGGCCTTTGTTTAATAAAAAAGAATTAAAAAATTTTACACAAGGTAACGCTGTAAATGCGAGGGTAAATACAAAAACACAAGAAGCTGTATTTAAATTAATATTAAACGGAAATAATAATAAAACACAATTAGCTAAAGATCTTGGCATATCTGAGGGTAGATTAAGTTATAATATTGAAAAATTAATGCGTAACCTTGCAAAAGGAAGTGGTGATCAATATACTTTTTTAAAAGATTACAAAGAAAAAGATTTAGAAAAAGTTAGAAATAATATTTATGAATCTCCAACATTAGAAAAAGCATATCAAAGAACAATTATACAAAGTGTTTTACAATCTACAAAACTAGGTTCACCTGAAAGAAAACAAGCATTAAATAAATTAAAAGAATTTAATAAATTTAAGGAAGTTATGTTAGAAAATAATATAGATCCAAAAATATTAGCATTAGACCATGCTGCTTCTTATCGAGCAATTAAAAATGGTAATATAAAAACATTTTTATCTGTTACTCCTGTAATTAAAGATATTAATACTTTAAAATCTAGCTTTGATAAAAGATCACAATTAAATTTAAGAAGAATGAGAGATTACCTTCTTGCAGGAGATACTAAAAACTACAAATATTTTTTAAAAAATCAAACTGAATTAGAAAATTTATGGAAAACTATGACAGGTGGTCAGTCTAGTTTAGGTAAAATTAGAGTTACAGCAACTGGACCACAAAAAGGAAAAATTAAAATATTTGATTATGGAGCGACAAGTTTGTTAGATAAAAATAAAAATTTAATAAACGAACTTGCAGATAATTTAAGTATTAGACAAAACATTGTTAATGCTTCCTCTGTTAAAAACTTAGATGAAGCAAGAAGAATTATGTTGGAAGGAAGTGAACTAACAGAAAAGAAAATGTTAGGAACTTTAAAAACAACAGACAGAGCTGCTAAAACACAAATTGATCAGTCTTTTAAAAATTTAAATAAACCAGAAATGTTTAAAACAGAAAAAAAAATAAAAAATCTTATTTTAAACTATGCAGCGACAGTAACTGATCAATGTGCTGTAAACTTACCATCTAAAAAAGATGGTGGTCGTATAGGCTTTAAACTAGGAAGTGATGACTGTTTTAAAATAGGTAAGGAAGCTTTGGATAATGGTTTAACAAAAGGATTTAAAAACAAACAACAAGTTAATCTTGCAGAAACTATTTTAAAAGCAGGTGGAGGACTCAAGAGTGCGTTTGCATTAAGAAATATATTTGGCCCTGCAGCGATAGCAGCAACCGTTGCTTTTGAGGGTGGTTTGATTGGTTATGATATGTTGACATCTGGTAAGACTTTAAAAGAAGCATTTGGTGACAATCTACTTAATTATGCTCTAGGTAAAGATTATCAAATAGATCCACAAGAAGAATTGTTTAAAAGATTTAAAGGTCTTGGTTATGATAACCAACAGATAGGTAGCATTAAAAGATCTTTAGATGCGATGAACACGATCAACACTGGAGCACAGTTAGCAATGGACGTTGGACAACAACAAGAAGCTTTAGAAAAATCAAGAGGACAGACAGAGGAATTCATGATTCCTGACGATCAGATGATGGCTGACACTGCAGGACAGAGAGCAGAACAAAAACTTAAAGATACAAAAAATCAATTAGCTGAATTTAATAGAGATCTTGTAAGATCAGGACAAGCAAATGCGTTGAGCAATTATATTAGCTCTGGTGACTATGCAAAAGGATTTGATTTATTTGAGCAAGCACAAAAAGAGGCAGACATACAAAAATTAGAATCTGCAGGACCTAAATTTATGGGTTCAGTATTTCCTCAATTTGAAGAAGGAAGACAATTAGATTTAAATACTTTACGTTCGATAGAAAATCCATATCCAAGATTATTAAGAGATTCAGGACTTTTAGGTTTAGCAGAAGGAGGACGTGCAGGTTTTATGGCAGGAACTATACCAGGTGGTTATGGCAAACAGGCTAACAGATATTTAAAAGAGATAGAATCAGATATGCATAAAGGTTATCAGTATTACAAAAAGCATGGTGGTAAGAAAAAGTTTAAAGATTACATGAGAGAATCTATGAGCAGATATTTTGCAGACGGTGGTATTGCAGGTTTATCTGGAGGAGTAAAGTCAGGTCCACCACCAGAGTCGGGACCGATGTCTGAAGGGTTGCCTTCTCTAATGAAACGTGGTATGAAAATATAGGAGTATTAAATGGCAGAAATAGATAAAGGACTCCCGAACACTAGAACCAAACTAGAGGTGCCCTCAGATGAGGAACTTGCCGAGGTTAATGTTCAGGAAGAAGAAACAGAAAAAGGACCCGTAGAGGTCATTCCAGAAGAGGACGGTGGCGCAACAATCGACTTTGAACCGGGGACTATAAACATACCTGGCACGGAGAATCATTTTGATAATCTAGCAGATATATTACCAGACGATGTTTTAGATCCGGTCGGCAACGACATGGTTCAGAATTACATGGATTATAAATCGTCAAGAAAGGATTGGGAACAATCCTACAAACAGGGTCTTGATCTTTTAGGATTTAAATACGAGAATAGAACAGAACCATTTCAGGGAGCATCAGGTGCAACACACCCGGTGTTGGCTGAGGCGGTCACACAGTTTCAGGCACAGGCATACAAAGAATTATTACCAGCGGACGGACCGGTCAGAACACAGGTCATAGGTATACAGAATCCCGCAACAGAGCAGCAGGCAACACGTGTAAAAGATTTCATGAACTATCTGATAATGGATCAGATGAAAGAGTACGAGGAGGAGTTTGACTCGATGCTATTTCATCTGCCACTCGCAGGTTCGACATTTAAAAAAGTTTATTATGATGTGCCACTTGCAAGAGTGGTATCTAAGTTTGTGCCAGCAGATGAGTTGGTTGTACCATACACTGCAACAAGTATCGACGATGCGGAATCAGTCATACACGTTGTCAAGATGTCAGAGAACGAATTAAGAAAACAACAGGTCAATGGTTTTTACAGAGATATAGAATTATC